GCATTTCCTTGGGATATCGTTCCTAGTCGTTTTTGGGGTAGAGGTATATGTGAGAAAGGATATAACTCACAAAAAGCCTTAGACGCTGAAATAAGAGCTAGAATAGACGCTCTTGCTTTGACCATCCACCCAATGTTAGCTATGGATGCTACCCGATTACCTAGAGGAACTAGACCTGAAGTTAGAGCCGGAAAAGTAATATTAACTAACGGTTCACCAAATGAAGTTCTTAAGCCATTTAATTTTGGCAATATAAATCAAATTACATTTGCACAAGCAGACGCTTTACAAAAGATGGTACAAACTGCTACAGGAGCTATTGATTCAGCAGGAATTCCGGGATCGATAAATGGTGACGCTACTGCCGCAGGTATATCTATGTCTCTTGGAGCAATAATTAAGAGACACAAAAGAACTTTAATAAACTTCCAAGAATCTTTTTTGATTCCGTTTGTAACAAAAGCCGCACACAGATATATGCAGTTTTCTCCTGAAGAATATCCTGTAGCTGATTACAAATTCCATACATCAAGTTCTCTTGGTATTATTGCTAGAGAATATGAAGTATCACAGCTTGTACAGTTGTTACAAACAATGTCACCTGAAACACCAATGTATTCTCAGTTGATTATGTCTATCATAGATAATATGAATTTATCTAATCGTGAACAATTAATGCAAGCTCTTGAGCAAGCCAATCAGCCTGATCCTCAAGCTCAAGAAGCGGCTCTCGCAACACAACAATCTCAGTTGGCTTTCCAAGCGTCACAAACTGCCGCCTTAAATGGACAAGCTTTAGAAGCACAAGCTAGGGCGGCTAAGTTAGCCACTGAAGCTGATATACTTCCTGAAGAGTTAGAAATTGATAAACTAAAAGCTATCACAACTAACATTAAAGAAGGAAATCAGGATGATAAAGAGTTTGAAAAAAGATTAAAACTAGCTGATAAACTTCTTAAGGAAAGAGAAGTTGCAGTAAAAGAGAGGATGAATTAATGAAAATTTGGTATTTACTTCCCCTATTGACTTTAGCATTTGGATGTGCTACAGTAGAAAAGGATTACAAGCCGATAACTTTTGAAGGAAAACCTTTGTTTGATCTTAACGAGGTACAATGTCCTAGAGATATGGTTAAATATTGTCAAGGACCTAATAGAAAAAATTTAAATTGTGGGTGTGTTACTCAACGATCTATGACTCAAGCTTTTGATTTTTTACGATGAGTTGGTTGGAAGACTACAATGGAGAAGGAGCCAGATGGTGGCATATAATACTGTTGTTTCTTTTCTGGGGCGGTCTATTTATTTACATATATTTTTTTGGTGATTAATAATGAGTAAGAAAAAAGACCCAAGATTAGAGAGGGCCGGAGTTAGTGGATACAATAAACCGAAGCGTACCCCCAATCACCCTACAAAGAGCCATGTTGTCGTGGCAAAGGAAGGTGATAAAATCAAGACGATTAGATTTGGTCAGCAAGGAGCCAAGACCGCGGGAAAACCAAAAGCGGGTGAATCTGCTCGTATGAAAGCTAAAAGAAAATCTTTTAAAGCAAGACACGCTAGAAATATAGCCAAAGGTAAAATGTCTGCGGCATATTGGGCTAATCGTACAAAGTGGTAAGAGATGAAAAAGTTATGGAAAATATGGGCGTTAAGCCTAGGTCAACCTATTGGTGATACTGAATCAGAGGTAGAACTAGTTTCCATAATAAGAACAGTTATAGTATTAATAAATATAACTTGTTGTTTTTTAATTATGTATAATATATTGATGAGGTAATTATGGCTAAAGGTGTAAAACATTATTTTCGAGATGGTACTCCTCATATGGGGGGAACTCATAAAATGCCCGATGGTTCATTACACAGCGGGGCAAGACATACAAAAAACAGTAAGCCTTTGTTTCACATGAAGGACTTATCTAAAACAGCCAAAGCAAAAGCAATGAGGAAAAAGTAATGCCAAAGAAAAAAATGACACCCAAGCAAAAAAAGCTTGCGGCTATAGCACCTCCTAGAAATAAAATAACTAGAAGAGATATTATTACAGCGGCTAGAAGAAATAAAAAAAGAGGCAAAAAGTAATGGCTAGTAAAAATGTTCCTGTAAATAAATCTTTATATTCAAGAGTAAAGTCAGAAGCAAAGCGTAAGTTTAAGGTCTATCCTTCAGCATATGCCAATGCTTGGCTAGTAAGGGAGTACAAAAAACGTGGCGGCACATACAAAAAAGTCAGCACCAAAAAGAAAAAGTAGAGCTAGTGGTGGGTTGACTCGTTGGTTCAAAGAAGACTGGCGAGATATCAAAACTGGCAAAAAATGTGGTAGAGGAAAAAATGAAAAAGGAAGACCATATCCTGCCTGTAGACCGTCTAAGCGAGTCTCAAGTAAAACACCAAAGACTACTGGTGAAATGTCTTCTGCTGAAAAGACGAAATTCAAAAGAACAAAAACTTCAAGCAAGAAAATTTCTTACCAACACAAAAGAAAGGGAGTAAAAAAGAGATGATGTACGGATACGGTAAACCCAAAAAGAAAAAGAAAGCAGTTACTAAACCAAAGCGAAAGCCTAGAAAAAAGTAATACTTGACTTTTTCTTAAAAATGTGATACAATATAAAGTATACTATAGTATAGTATATTTATTAACTAACTGTCCTTTGGAGAAACAGTATGACAACAACAGAAGAACAAGCAAACTTTGAAAAAGTAAACCGATCATTTGAAGAGATGTTTAGAACAGAGGGTTGGAAGAATCTTTTAGAAGACTTGAAAAATAACGGCTTCCAAATAAATAATTTAGATGCTTGTAAAGATTTGAAAGACCTTCATTTTCGTAAAGGTCAACTTTCAATAATAGCAAGTTTGTTAAATTTAGAGGAAGGAATAAAAACAGCTAAAGAACAAGCTGAACAAGAAGAAGCAGAAGCATTTGAAGAAGAGGATAGTGAAGTTTCTAAAAGTGTAAACTAATGAGAATCTTCATTGATTTTAAATGCAGTAATGGACACACTACTGAAAAGTTTATAGACAATAAAACTAGAGAGATAGAGTGTCCGGTTTGTTCAGAAATAGCTAGTAAAGTTATATCTCCTGTTCGCAGTCTCCTTGATCCCATATCAGGTGATTTTGTAGGTGCTACCATGAAATGGGCTAGAGACCGCGAAAAGAAGATACAAAAAGAACGTAAGGCAAATTCATAAGAATCCTTACATAATACACCTCCATAATTGGATTACCAACGGGGTTTAATAATGGCAACTTTTATAGATGAGCGTCAGGATAAAGACGATAAAAACGAAACTGAAGAAATTAGCGATATAAATGAAACTAGTGTTGACAAACCTTTAGAACCAATCGAGGAATCAACACCCGAACCAGAAGCAAAAGAAAGTACTGAGGAAGAACTTCCAGATAAGTACAAAGGTAAAAGCACAGCGGAAATAGTGCGTATGCACCAAGAAGCTGAAAAACTTTTAGGTAGACAAAGTTCTGAAGTAGGTGAGCTAAGAAAAGTCGTTGATGATTATATCCAGACTCAACTCTCGACCACTAACGCACCGAAAACAACGGATGAACAACAGGAAGAGATAGATTTTTTTTCTGATCCTGAGAAAGCAGTTGATAATGCAATTAGCAATCATCCTAAGATTAAACAAGCAGAGAAAGCATCTGTAGAGTATCAACAAAAAACAGCGATGTCTGAATTACAAAAAAGACATCCTGATATGAAAGATATTTTATCTGATGGTAAGTTTGTTGATTGGATAAAAGCTAGTAAGATAAGAACTCAACTCTTTGCACAGGCAGATCAAGATTATGATTATGAAGCCGCTGATGAATTGTTTTCCACATGGAAAGAACGTCAGCAAATAGTAAGCCAAACTGCAAATAATGAAAAGCAACAACGCAAAGATGCACTTAAAGCGGCATCTACTGGCAATGCTAGAGGAAGCGGTGAAAAACCATCTAAAAAAATCTATAGACGTTCAGACATTATTAAACTAATGAAGGACGATCCAGAAAGATATTTAGCATTGTCAGATGAGATAATGCAAGCCTATCAAGAAAGGAGAGTCCGAAACTAATTAAGGACTTAGTATTATGGCTACATCAACATATCCCGCAATGGGCGGGGCGGTAGATAACACTAGTGCGGCTACTTTTATTCCAGAGATTTGGAGTGATGAAGTTATTGCCGGCTATGAAAAGTCTCTAGTACTTGCTAACTTAGTCAAGAAAATGGCTATGACTGGTAAGAAAGGAGATACTTTACACATACCAAAACCAACAAGAGGTTCTGCCTCTGCTAAAGCTGAAAATACAGCAGTAACAATTCAAAACGCAACTGAAAGTGAAGTTCAAGTAACTATTGACAAGCACTTTGAGTACTCACGTTTAATTGAAGACATTACTGAAGTTCAAGCTTTGGCTTCACTACGTCAGTTCTACACAGGTGACGCAGGTTACGCTCTTGCTAGACAAGTAGACTTAGACTTGTTTGCACTTGGTAAGTCACTAGGTGACGGAGATGGATCAGACTTTACACACTCAAATGTGTTTAGCTTTGACGGTTCTTCAGGAATCCAAGTATATGCAACTGATCAAGTTGACGCGAACGATAAGTTCAACGATGCCGGTTTCCGAGCGGCTATCCAACAACTAGATGACGCAGATGTCCCAATGGACGGACGTTCTTTAGTTATACCACCCTCAGTAAGAAATGAAATCATGGGTATTGACCGATATATGTCTTCTGACTTCGTAGACGGAAGAGGCGTAAGAAACGGTCTTATCGGTAACCTTTATGGTATCGATATCTTTGTTTCATCTAACTGTCCA